AATTGAATTTCTTTATCTTCTTTCTTTAAATCCGTATGTATTGTAGTTTCTGCTAATGTTTTATTTGATGGTGTTTTGCCAATCAAATGTTCAACTAATGTATATTTTGTATTTACGAAATCTTTAGGGTCGTAATTTTGGTCAACATTTACTTTGTATTCAAATATTTTATATACTGATGCTAACACTTTGTAGTTAGGTATTTGAGAACGTAAGAAATCTTCAATTGCGTAATTATCTTTAATTTCTTTAATTAAATTATATTTTTCTTTTAAGATTTTCTTTTCATCTAATTTAGCTCTACTTTCAACAACAGCATCAACAAAACGTTCTGCTCTATTTTCACTATTATATCTTTCCGATACAATAAATTGATATAGTTTCAACTCATTAGATAATTCAGTCTTTGAATTAAAGTATTTTTTTAATAATCCTTCTGCTATACCCTTTCTATTGTTAAGGATATCAGAGGTTACTTGTCTTACTAGCAATTCAAATAAAAAGCCGGTATTTCTGAATTTTGAATGTTTAATTTGTTTCATTTATATACATTATTCCATTTATAAATATAAGGTGTTAAAATAAGAATTAGTTTTCTATGATATTTTGTTCATCTAACATAGATTTTCCTTCACTTATTACTTTTTTTCCACCTTTAGTTATGTTTTTCTTTAACATATCTATAAAACTTTCGTTTTTATATTGATTTTTTAAGTCTTTACTTCCAATTACATCTCTGCCAAATGGTGATTTATCTTTACCACGTGTTGAGTATTCTTTAGGTCTACCAACTGCTTTGGCTTCTTGTTGTGGTTGTTCTTCATCATCTTCCCCACCTTCTAATTCTGCTTTTAATTTTGAAATTTGGTCTTCAACATTTAATGGTTGTCCGTTTGGTGTTGGTTCTTCTGTTGCACCCCCTCTATTATCATATTCATCCGGTGCAGGTTCTTCACCATTCATATCTTCTGGATCTGTATTCATTGGTTCACCATTTTCATCACTTCCCATCGGTGGTTGCTGTCCCATCATACCTTGTTGGTCTTGTGGTTTTTCGTTACCGGTTTGTTCTAAATTGTTAAGTTTAAAAGTAAGCATTGCATCTTTCTTTAATCCTTCAATTTGCAATTCGGCTTCTTCATAACTAAAATTAAGTATATTCTTATACATCCATTCTTTAGAAATTACTTTTAATTGGTCCATTTTTTGAATCAATTCCATTTTCATAGTCCAAAGATTAACTTTTTCTTGTTCGTATATTAATGATGGTAATGTTAATTCTAATTCGAAGTTTGTTAATTCACTATCATCAATACCTTGTGAGTATAAGTGAGCAATTGCAATCTTTTCTAATCCATCAACTACAATTCTTTGTAATCTTTCAATTGTTTTTGCAAATCTCATATCCATTGCTGCTAATGTAGCTTTAGAGTTTCCATCTTCTAAATAACCCAAATGTTGTTTAGGTATCTTTAATGCTGCAAACATCTTATTCTTTAAGTAATCGATATCTTCCATTGGTGCGTACTCTAAACCATCTAAGTTTGTGATTTCAGTACCACTATCATTACCTCTAACCGGTAAATAGAAATCTTCCATTAAGTTTTGAACGTTATACTTTAAATTATACTCACCCGTATCTGCGTTCACATATGGAGTTTTCTTTGATTTGTTTATAATTCTTTGAATGTATTGGTCTACTTCATTTGGAGCAATACCGCCTACATCAATTTTAAATATTCTTTTTTGTGGAGCTCTTACAATTCTATGTATAATCATTGCATCTTCCATCAATGATAATTGTTTCCATAATCTTCTAGCACCTTCTAATATTGATTTTCCGTAAGGTAAGAAGTTTGTATCTGATAATAATCTAAAATGGGCAATCTCATAGTTTTCATATTCAGTTTTTTGTCCTGCTATGAATAATGATTTAGTTGCCAATGGAGTATGAACAAACTTTACAGCCTGCCAATTGTTCGGGTCAAATCCTTCTACTCTTGTAATTTCATATGCCGATAATGGTTGAACCCCTACTATACCTAAGTTTTCTGCAATCTCTAAATGTAAAAAGAAATCACCATACTTAACCATATTTCTAACCCAAGGCCATAAATTAAATTCTACATTTACAACATCATAAAATAAGTTAGTTAGAATATCTTTAATATGGTCATTATTAGTTTTGATTTCTACAATTCTACCATACTCATTTCTACTTGTTGATTCATCTGCATAGATATCTAATGCGGATGTTATAATTGGATCCTGGTCCATTGCATCATAATCTCTAAATAACTCTTGTCTTATTTGTTGATAAGCCAAATAGTTTTCAAATGTATTGTTCATTGCTGATGAATGCAATCTCATATACCTATCTCTAAGATTGGTAGCTATTGCCTGTGTTTCATCGTAATCAATTACCTTTAACTTTCCGCCTTGATTTCTTACGATAACCGCTGTTGAAAATAATTTCTTTAACCTGCCGTAAAATGAAGTATCTGCCATATTATTTTATATTACCATTTTCTACAAGACCAATATCTTGCTTTTGTTCTAGGACCCGGACTATCACAATTATGTCTAGCTCTAAACGATTTTCTCGCTTTTGGGTTAGATTTTCTAATTCTCATTGTTTTCTCACCCTTAGCCGCCGCAGATGTTCCACCATGTCCAAAGTTTACTTTAACCACGTTACCTGCTGGATTTTTTACATACACTTTAAACTTCTTAACATCCCCTGCCGTTGGTTTACCTAACTGAACCGTTCTACCTTGATATTCTGCTTCCTCTAATGTAGATTCATTATACATTTCTTTTTCTTTAACTTTAGTTTTAAGAAAAGCTATAAAATCTTCCATTTCTTCTATATCATCCTCATCTACATCATATTCATCAATATCATTATCTATATCTTCTTTTATTTTACCAAATGCCATTGCGTATGGGTCAGAATAAATTCTACCCAATTCAATTTTATTTCCATTTTCTAACGTATGTATAGATTTACTTAAAGGTAAACCAAAAAATTCATATAAAAAACTTTTCTTCATTATATTTTCCTCGTTATACAATATATAAATATTATATTATTTAATAAGCCACCTTAAATCTTCAAAATCATCCTTACCTACGTTCATTCTATAAGGGTCTTCTCTTAAATCTTTTTGTGTATAAACAGGACTATATTCTGTTTTAACAAATCCATTTAATGCACTTTGTGCTAATGAACCTCTTTCGTTTCTTAATCTTAATGCGGTATCTCTAACCCATAACCCAATACCTAATGCCATCGTAAGGTCATCGTTATAACCTCTTGCTGCTTCTGCTCTACCATTGTTCCATATAAAAGTAAATAACTCATCTATGGTTCTCTTAGAGTGTATAATAACTGATTTATCTTTCATATATTGGTCAATCTTAGATACAATCATAGGTCTTGTCTTAGATGAAATTGTAAAACCAGGAATCATTTGTTTTTGTTCTCTATAATATTTGTTAGTCCATTGTGTATTAACATCAACGTATTGAACATCTTTATTACTCCAAAATAAATTCTTATAATCTCTATCTAATATTTGCTGTATTGTTGCCCAACCGATATTTGCGTTATCTACAATCAATAATGCATCGTTGTAATCAGTTGCTATACTGATTAACATATTACCAAAATCAGTTGGTTCTATTTTACCTTTATACTCAGCTACTTGTTCCATTGATTCTATATCTATGATGTGGAATGCTGAATAATCATTACCGTCACCTCTACTTACATCGGCAGTTACTACATATGAACGATTATAATCTGGTTTTTTCCATAACCATATATTACTATCAAACCCAGTCTTTTCAATTGGGTCACATACGTTATTTTCACTATACCATATCAAAAGGTCACCATCAATTACGTTATCACCGGAAGAAATGAAATCACAATCACACTCTTGTGCTGCTTGCTTATCACCTAATTGTTGTGTTTGTTCATCTCTCCAATCTTGTTCTCTATCAGGATGCACCGTCCAGTGAAGTTTGATTGGATTAAATAAATTCTCACCGTTTTCTGAACCAACCCACATTCTATGAAACCAATTACCCACACCATTCGGAGTAGATAATGCAATACAATCACCACCGGTAGCCAACGTTAATTGAGTACCAGTCCATATCTCATCGATGTAATCAATAAACGCTGCTTCATCAAATACCAATAAAGATAAGGCTTCAGAACGACCAGAGTCAGGTTTTGAAGATACTGCTTTTACTTGTGAACCATTTTTTAATCTAAGGGAAAGTTTGTTATCTTCGGATTCTGCAACTCTTAACCATACAGGTAAAAGTTGATTCATCGTTCTAACTTTTAATACTAAGTTCTTTGCTACATCTTGTTTGTTCGCAATAATAAGAACGTTAAAATCCTCATTGAATATCATTTTCCATAGTGCATAACCTGCTACTAATGTTGATATACCTAACTGACGAGATTTAAGAACAATGTTGTATCTATGTTCTTTAAAATCGGTTAGGGTATCTTCCTGAAATGGATATAATTCGAATGGTATCTTTCCTCTAATTGGATGCTGAATTTTACAATACTTTTTCATAAAGTATACCGGGTCACCGGCACACTTTTGATATTGTTCCTTAATTACATCCTTTAGGGATTTTTGTGGGGTATTCATTATTTTTTCAATCTAATCTTCCAATATACACCACCACCAACATAAGGTGCTAAAGTGCCAGTTGTACCATCAATCGTTCTATTTGCAACACCAACTCCTAAATGATACATCTTATCCGATTTTGTATTGATTAAAAATCCCATACCTAAATGAGATATTAAATCTGCTTTATTAAATCCACCTTCTAAACCATAAAAGAATTTTGTTTTAGGTAATTCTTTTACAATTGTTGTTTCTTTAATAACTCTTTGTTTAACACTCGCATTAAAAGTTCTACCCAATATTTTGTTTTGAG